TCTGACTTGGTGATGTAGTACTTTTGGCTGATTGCTTCTTGCCTATCTGTGTACGGCACATCCTCACGCAAAACGCCGATGGCTCCGGGCTCTACAAAGAAGGGATGTACGCTATTTCGCCAAGCCAGTTTGATAAAGGTGCTGTTGTAGCAAAGCGCCCAAGTGAGCGCCTCGTTGAACACCATGTCTGCATTAGAATTGAGCCACTCATCGGACAGGGCCGAGATCAGGCGTGGCACTTTCTTGTGCTCTGCCTCATTGACGCTTGCGCCCATGTGAATGTTGAAGCGGGTAGTTTCTGCCGAATAGAGGAAAGAAACTAGCTGGTCAATGTGCGGGTAAATCTTGTTAAAAGCTGCTGGCGCATCGTTAGGTGGTGCGCCAAAGAGAAAGTAATTGCGTAGCGTGTTGTAAGATGTCTTGCGCTGCTCAACAGAGATTTCGCACTTGCGTATCAGGTCAAGTACAAAGAAAAGCCTATCAGCATCTTTAGACGGTATACGCATTACTTATCCAACTTTAGGTTCTGATGATCTGCTATGTAACTCGCAGTCTTGGGTCTTGTCAACTGTACGCCAGATTGCTTGACCGCAGAAAGACCATTGACGTTTTCGCCAGCAACAGAACGCACATTGTAATTGCCAATCGAACCCGGATTACCCCAACGCACAGCAAAAGGATTCTCAGGTTGAGGCTTGGCAAAACGAGGCGGCTGCGCTTCACCTTCACGGGTGCTCTTAATATCCGTCATATTAAAATCCATCGCTAATTGCTTTAATGTCTTATCACTATGCTTAGTCTTTGCGGATTTCATAGCAACTGGCGTTAGGAATACTTGGGAGATGCCATCGGTGCATCCTTGTGGGCATTTGGCTTCGGTGCCCTCAAAGTATCCGTGTTTTTCGCATTTCCATTCTTTGATTACCATTTTGGCCCCTTTTTTGGTAATGCTTCCAGATGTTCTAGGAAGGTTGGTTGAGTGTAGTCACGGCGATTAACAAGACCAACATTGAGTTTTACACCATCTTTGGTAAGTGAAAACCCCATGTTGCGCTTGAAAGCGGGTTTGGCAAAGCGTCTGTATTCCGAGGTTACGGTTCGATCCCAATTCTTGTAGACCGCAATCTCACCGTTTTGCCAAGACTTGATGGTTTTGGACACCCTGATTTGCATGATTTCTGAAATGTTCAGGGTTTCTTGCAAGAAGGCTTTACGAAAATCACGCAGGTCAACGCCTGCCATTTCGCAAAAGTTCTCTAAGCTGATGCCACGTTTCTTGTCGGCAGCAAAGCGTTTAATGATTTTGAGCAGTTCTGCCTTGGAATAGGGTCTATGTTCCATAGCCGATGCGCTTTAGATAGTCTGTTACGCTTCTTTGGTAAGCCATTTGGTCAGCAGTCTTGTCTTCAATTGGTGCCTGACGCTCTCTACTTAACTTGCCTTGAATTAGTCTTGGTTGTAGTTGTTCGGCAAAAGCAGCGCAGGCCAAGCCTGTAGCCATCACACGGTCATCTTTACCCCTACCATAGGCCGCAATCTGAGAGCCATCACGGGTGATTGACTTCATCTCGTCTAACAAGTCCATGCTATTGACCGTCAACATGCCTCGTTCAAAGTAATCCTTGAAGTAGTTGAGCATCCGTTCTTTGGTTTGACTGGTTGTCAGCCAGCCAAGGCTATTGGAGATGCCGCCAAGGGAGTCATTGCGCCGCCATAGGTAGTACTGCATGTGCGACAAAACATCGGTCAACGCCTTGCCATAGCCACCGGGCATAGCAGTAGCCAAACGCTTCAAATTACGCATCTCATTGATAACTGCCTGACCACCACCCTGAATCTCTAGGTTAAGAATGGAGTTCTTGTATAGGCCAGCAAGGTAACAAATGACCCAAGCAAACTGATAAGTGTTGAGTTCAGAAGTGGCAAATTCTGCCACCTGATCCATGCCATCTGCATAGCATCTAAAGACTTGTATGCAGAAGCGGTCTGCCCAATCAGACGAGCCGTAGGCGGGGTCAGCGCCGATGACGTAGTAGCCGTTAGGTTTGGGTTCTTCCCAAATCAGCAGGGTAGCCAGACGCTCTGTAGACTTGATTAACTGGGTGTCTTCAAAGTTCGACCCAAAAACGAATCTGTAGTGATCCGGTACATTCTTCTTTGCAACTTTCGCAGCGTCCGTACATCGAGCCGTAGAGAAAAAAGATGTTCCCGTCATTATGAAAGCATAGTCTTCCGTGGGCGGGAACTCCTGATACATGAGGCTCTCGTCTTTCAGACCTTCGTGCATTTTCCATCGCCACCAAGCTATCTGGCGTGAGTTGATCTCCACTCCGTATATTTTCTTGATCTCTCTCACCCATTCTTTTTCCTCGGAGTTAAGTTTCCCATCCCAGTAAACTTTATAGATGTTGCTGTTAGGATCAGCCGAATAAAACTGGTTGCGCCACCAGCCGCAGAAAATAGCCTTCTGGGTCTTGGCCCTCTTAGCCGTTACCCACATGTCATGGAACATGTTAAAGCCTCTAGCAGTAGACTCAAACATGTAGTAGCGCAGAGGGTTAGTCTCTGCAAGAGACGCAAGCAGGGACGCTAACCCCTCCTCATCGCCCCACGAACTCGTTTCGGTGCCATGCAAGAAAGTGATGCCCTTGCCTCGTCCAAGCGAACCCTTCGCCCTCAAGCCAGCCACTTGATAAAACAACCTAGACCTGTTTTTCAACACCAACTGATTTCTGTTATGGCTTAACAAAGGAATCTTGTACTCCTTTGGCAAACCATCCATATACATCTGCAGGGTGCTCCTAAACTGCTCCCGGTTCTCCTCTGTATCCGTTGTCAGAGTCCCCTGCATACCGGGGTGCAAAAAGTGCCAGTAAAGATCAAGCGCCAAGCTAATGGTCGTGATCCCCAACTGTCTTCCCTTGAGCACTATAAAAAAGTGAACACCGTCATCCAGACCCTTAGCCACTTCATCCATCACATAGGTCTGGCTACCCAAGAGGGTGTCCCCCAAGGTAATCATGCCCTGCTCTTTGGACTCAATCTTTAACTGCTGGCAGAACTTATAGAACTGTTTCAGATTGAACTGATGGTGGTTCATTTATCCTCGGCACATTCCACGGAAACCCGTCTGGATGTTTAACTTTGGCATTGGCATTACCGGGCATAAACCAGCCACCTAACTTACCTAACGCCTTACCATGCAACCTGTAATTCACCGTGTACTCACCACTGCACCCATACTTGGGAAAAACCTGCATAAACGCCTGACTCACAATCACATCAGTCTGATACAACTTGTTGTTCCAAACATGACCAAGCGCCTTCAACGCCTCAATACGGTAAGCAAAACAGTTCGTGTCCACAAACCCATACCCTGCGCCAGCATAGTTCCCATACATACCCAACGAATCACAATCGTCACGGCATAAATACTCGTCAGACTCCCCTACCAGATTCCTCAAACTGTAAGCCCAATCCAATCCATTGCGTGAAATAAACTCACAAATGGATTGAGCATGATTAGCCTCATAAAAACAATCCTCATCCAACAACAACACATAGTCTGCATTTACAAGATGCGAACAAGCCGCATAAATGCGGTGACCATTAAACCCACCCTTGCCCGTATTCTCAGGCAATTGCACCACCTTCAAATGCTTGTACTCACGGGTCAACTCATACGCCCTCGCCCAATACTCCTTACCATCCACAAAGACGTAATGATCCACAGGCACGCTCTGATAGCGCACCGAGTAGATCGCCCTAGCCAAATACGGATTACCCGTGGTTGGCGTAACTATGGCGATTTTCATTTTGTAAAGCGCAAGCAATCATCCGCCAAAAAGAAGCATCACGCTTGGCCCTGTCTAACTCCGCCCTCATCGAATCAATCTCCTGAGCAGCAGCTAAACAAACCAACGGCTCCCTCCTAACATCAGATCGCAGGCTCTCCAAAATATCCGTAGCCATAAACCCCCCTCAAGAAGTCCTCCATACCCGAACACCCTCCCCATCAACCCTAGCCACAAACTTCCTACCTAACCTCTTACTCGCCCGATAGTTGCTGTTACACACACTCTGCAACTTCACACCCTGCACCACAAAAGAATCATTCACCTCCAACTGCTCATACGGAAAACGACCAGCCTTCTGGCGCTCAGGAATCGGAACACTCTTTTCTATCTCGTACATTTCAGCCTCTCTTAAATAACAACTACAACCACACTATACACCACTAACCGCAAAACACAATTTTTCTTATGGGGGGAGGAGGTTGGGGGGCACGCCCGCACAAGGCCAATGTCCAATGCAAGTAACCACTAACAAACGCAAGCTGGTGAGCGAGCACTAACTACCCATGACCAAGCTGAGCACACGCAAGTTAGTGAGCACTCGCTTAGTCATGACCAGACCCCAAAGTCCGGTAAATATTGCCGAGCGGGATGTGAGTAATCACTCACTCTATTCCCCTATTTATACTTATCCACAGTTTAATAGATAGTTATACACATACATTTATTAATAACTATGTATTAATAAACTGTTTATTAATAAATAGCAAGGACTGTGCCAATTTTAACATTTAATGGTCAGTGAGTAGTCGCATACGAACTCTATTGCATTGATTTCATTACACTTTAGAAAAGTTGGCACGATTCTTTCACATATATATATAGAAGGGCTGAATTTGTAGTATGCTTATTCTTACTCTCTAACCTATAAGGGGATCATTATGGCAACGCTATCCAAACAAGGAAATGAGCTGTATCGGTACTTTTCAACTAAACGCAAAGGACTCATTTCTATTCGAGACAATGGGACTGTTCTTCTCCGTACTCCGTGGTCTGGCGGCTGGAAAGTCTATGCAAGAAAAAAACCAGAGATCAGCATTGAAGCATGGAAGGAATCTCACCGTGTTCAATATGAGGGACTCTCTCAGTGGAAAAAAGAAGTTAAGTCCATCCCCTCATTCGAGACTTTGCAAGAATGGGAACATGATGGGATATGCGAGACACCCACGGGCGAGAGAGTAGAGCCAGACGGTATCGGGTCAGACGGGGTTCCCTCATGGCTCCGTGTTTTCGCCATTATCTAACCTATGAAAGGGCTTACCATGAATGACATTTATACCGAAGACTTTGCAGACATCATGCAATGCTCAAAAGAACGCAAACAGGTCTTAGAGATTCTGAAAGCGTGGGACAAGAACGGTCTACCTGAACGATTTTATGACAATCGGGTGCGGTTTGGATTCAATCGCAATTCGGGTTATGTATTTCTCGTCAATGATGACTACCAATGTGCAATGCTAAATGGAGACAAGCTAGAGCACTTTTATAGTAGCCCTTATGAGGGCATAGAAGGCTTTTTTGAAGATTTAGTGCTTGAGTTTAAAAATATGCACCCAGAAGACCAAGAATGGTTTTTAGACGTTGCTAAAGGCTTAAAAAGGGAATCAGAACTAAATGACCAAAGAGTACTAGTGGCCTAGTCCCTGACCTGCTAACCCTGCCTAGTCGGGGTTAGTGGGGCATAGATTGGTCTATGTCACTAACCTATGAAGGAGAATAAACCATGAAAACCAATCGGGTGCGTTTAGGCGGGATTTATCAATACACTCCCGTCTTTTTCGACCAATACCAACAAAACACCAAAGACCTACCCCATGGCTGCCGCCTACGGGTCATCCAGCCCAGAGGAACTCCCGCCAATGGAACCATGGGCATGGCCTACACGGAGACCCTAGACGGGAAATTCATCGGACTAGTATGCGTCAATTCCCTTGAAAGGCTATAAAAATGAAAACTCGCCAATGGATTGAAGGCTGGTTATTATGCATGGGCGTTGGCCTTTACTATCTCGCCGCAGATGCCAACGACAATGGGCACACAGGATGGGCACTCTGGCTTTTCGTCTTTGGTTCCATCTTCCTCATCTTCATGCTCATCATATCCGTTGAAAGCACTTACCCGCTAAAACGGCACACAAGACGCTGATGCTAACCACCCGCTACATACCCCTTACCCTCCCCCTACGGGGGGATTGTAGGGGCTTTTAGACCCCTTCCTGACCCTATGGAGAATCCTATGAACATCACTAAAAGAGAATTAGACATGATGCAAGCCTATTCCATTGGCTACTGGCAAGCCAGAGAACATGGCACAGAATCCAATCCCTACGAACCAGAAACGAACCCCCTCGCACACGCCTGCTACCGACTCGGTTACGAACACGGCATCAGCGACTACCGCTACTGGCTAGAACAAGAAGAAACAGACACCCGCCCATGAGTCCAATGGCCCCTAGCGACCACCCAAAAGGGAGCGCCGGGGCTGCCCCTTATACTATATATATATAAGTATAGAGTTTAATAAACAGTCAGTATTTAATAAATAATGTTTAATAGAAATACAATGTTTAATAAAAGGTATTACTGAAGGTATTAATAAACTCTATACTTTTTTCTTTTTTTTTGTTTTTGTTTTTGTATATGTTTGTATTAATAAACAGTATTTAATAAACAGTATCTAATAAATAGTGTTTAATAAATAGTAAGTATTTATTAAATAGTGTTTATTGTATAGTAAATAAGTCTTACCGATAAGTCTTTACGAAGTAGCAAGAAGTAGTCTAAAGTATGTCAAACCAACACGAAGGAGAGTCCTATGAAAGTCCCGCTTTGTAAGTCTTGTAAGCATCTGGAAGTCAAGGGCATCGAGAGATGTTTCATCCCTATGGGCATCAATCTGGTCAATGGTGAGAAAAGCTTTTGGCTAGCGTTAGACCATCGGCGTGGCGTTGGAAACCGTTGCTGCGGTCAGCGTGGCAACTTCTTTGAGCCCATAGACCCTGCCAACATCCAATACTGGGAGTCCCCAAGTGAACCTACCGACAGTCCTTTTTGAAGCCTCTCAGCAGGTGCAAGACCTGATGTCTCAGCTTGAAACCCTGAAGGCACAGGTCATGGCCTACCAGACACAAATCAGAATACTAAACAACGAAATCATGACACTAGACCAACAAATGAAGGACATGAAGAATGAAACTCGATAGAGACGTTATCCACAGCATGATTGAAAAGGCAGGCTACCAATGTGGCAAGAACAC